GATATAGCAGATGATCCTGCTCAACATAAACAATCGCATGTATTATATCTGCTAGATGCAGGGAAATGGACAGGAAACTTTGTTGCCCTACCTAATAATAGAGTCCGTGCGACAAGCCCTGCACTGTGGGCTACTGGGGAAGGTGCTCCAGATTTTATGCCGTCTCAGTGGAAACACTCGGCAGAACAACACGAAAGCTACCTAGACCCATCTAAAACATTTGACAATTTATATAATGATAAAAAAGAAAAAAAGAAAAGACCCTAAAGTTGGAACAGGAAAAAAGCCAAAAGGAAGTGACAGACGTTTATACACGGATGAAAACCCTAAAGACACAGTTGGCATTAAATTCGCAACTCCATCTGACGCAAGATCAACAGTTGCAAAGGTTAAAAAAATCAATAAACCTTATGCAAGAAAGATTCAAATTCTCACAGTCGGAGAACAAAGAGCAAAAGTAATGGGTAAGTCTGAAGTAGTTTCTATATTTAAAAAAGCAAAAGAAAGTTTAAAGAAAACACATGAGCGAAGATAGAGATTTAATTCCTGATAAAGTAGCATATCAAACAAACAAGAGGAGAATGGCATGGGTTTTAATTATTCTTATGGGTATTACCACTATACTGACACTAGCTTTCCCAGACAGGTTGGCAGAAGCAGAGAGTATCCTTATGACACAATACATAAGTATGTGTGGCTTGGTAGGAGCATATTTTGGTTTTAGTGCAATCAGTGGAAGAAAATAAAGGTTGGGATAATCACGAAGACTCTTTTGAAGAGACTTTGCGTAGAGAGATGTTGAAATGGAAAGGTATGTACTTTCTTATTCAAGATGATATGAAGGAACTTACTAAGTCTTACTATAAAGTTCTAGAAGAAAATAATAAACTAAAAGGAAATAACTAATGGAATTTTTTGTAGACAGATTAAGAGAGGAATTAAAAATAGATGAAGGATGTAAATACGAAATATATATGGACCACCTTGGCTTACCTACGTTTGGTATCGGACATCTCGTTACTGACAAAGACCCAGAATACCAGATGGGGATGGGAACACCTATTAATGAGATCAGGGTTAATGAAGTTTTTGAAAAAGACATCCAAGTAACAATAGATGAATGTAAGATAGTATTTAAAGATTGGAGTAATCTACCTGAAGAAGTTAAATTAATTACAGCTAACATGATGTTTAATATGGGTAGACCAAGATTATCCAAGTTTAAAAAAATGATAAAGGCTATACAAGAAGGTAATTGGTTAGAAGCAGGTTATCAAATGAAAGATTCAATATGGTACGAACAAGTAACAAACAGAGCAGACAGACTTATATCCCGGATGCAGGGAGTAGGCTTGAGTTAGAAAAACAAAAGCAAAGAAAAAAACATATAGAAAACTTAAAAGAGCTTTTTAAACCTAAAGAAAGGGTATTTATTAAACATGGCTAAAGTAATTAAAATAGAATCTAAAACATATAAAACACCTAGTAAATTTAAAAAGGGTAAAAAGATTAGTTATAAAGATAGGCTTAAAGAAATTAAAAGAGAAAAAGCTCTGTCTAGTATGAAAAAAATCATACGCAAAGTAAAAAAGAAATCTTAACATGGCTAGACAATTAACTGAAAGACAACAAAAGTTTTTAGATGCATTGTTTACAGATGCAAATGGTAGTATTAAAGATGCAAAGATTATTGCAGGTTATTCTCCATCAACTAATAATCAAGAAATAATTAAAGCATTAAAAGAAGAGATACTAGATGCAACACAAATATACATGGCAAGTAATGCACCTAAAGCTGCACTCGCTATGGTAAGTAGCATTGATACACCTACAGAGTTAGGCACAAGAGATAAGTTAAGTGCAGCAAAAGAATTGTTAGATCGTACAGGTCTAATTAAAACTGAGAAGATACAAGTAGAATCTTCAGGGGGTGTCATGTTAATGCCACCTAAAAAAGTAGAGGAAGAATAAATGGTAGCTGTTAAATTAATAAAAAAATTAATACTAGGTTCAATTAAAAAACCTAAAAAGAAAAAACCCTCAAAAGAAAGTTTAAAGATAATTAAACAAGGCGAAAAGAAAAAACAATTAATTTCTAAAACTGGTAATAGAATATATGAATTAGAAAAGAAAGCAAGAACAGGTAAAAAATTAACAAACAATCAAGTTTTACAATTATCTAAATTTGGAAAAATGGATGATCAAGCTATAAAAATTGACAGCCCATTTCAAAAAGGAAAAAGCCCTGCTAAATATAAAGGCACACAATTAGATGGTTTTAAAAGACTTAAAAAAATACTTGGTGCAAAAAGATTTAATGAGTTATATGGAAATAAAAAGTGAGTAGATCAACTGGTGAGTGGAAGCTACCTGAGTTAATAGACTTAAAAGAAAATAGTGAATGGGTAGCAATACCACGTATAGCAAAAACAACTCCGTTTGGATATAAAGAAGACCCTGAGAATGCACACATTCTTAGACCTATACCTCGTGAGTTAGATGCACTTGAAAAAGCAAAGCAACATTTAAAACAATATTCATATAGAGAAGTAGCTAATTGGTTAAGTACTTTTACTGAAAGATACATCTCTCATATAGGATTAATGAAAAGAGTAAAGCGTGAGCAAAAACGTAAGAACAAAGCTAGAACTCTCCGTGTCTGGTCAGAGTATGCAGAAAAGGCGATCCAAGCCGCGAAAAAACTTGAAGAAGAAAGAACAAGTAGCAGAGCCTAAGACTGTCATAAGAGAGCTAGAAGAAATAGAATCTGTTCCTGAGACTGAACAGAATGTAATATTTAAACCAAACGTAGGACCTCAAACAGAGTTTCTTGCTGCAGGTGAAAGGGAAGTACTATATGGTGGTTCAGCAGGTGGGGGCAAATCATTTGCAATGTTGGCAGACCCACTCAGATACATGGGTCATCCAGCCTTTAGTGGGTTGCTCCTTAGACACACGACAGAAGAACTCAGGGAACTTATATTCAAATCGCAAGAACTCTATCCGAAAGTCTGGAAAGGGATTAAGTGGTCAGAAAGAAAAATGCAATGGGTAGCACCATCAGGTGCTAGACTATGGATGTCATATCTTGATAGAGATAATGACGTTATGAGATACCAAGGTTTAGCCTTTAGTTGGATAGGCTTTGATGAATTAACACAATGGTCAAGTCCGTTTGCTTGGAACTATATGCGTTCTAGGCTACGTTCTACAGCTAGTGACTTACCAATCTTTATGAGAGCAACCACCAATCCGGGTGGGATAGGACATCAGTGGGTTAAGAAAATGTTTATTGACCTTGCACCTTTTGGAGAAGCATTTGATGCAACCGACATTGAAACAGGAGAAGTTCTCAAATACCCATCAGGACATACTAAAGCTGGAAAGTCTTTATTCAAGAGGAGATTTATTCCTGCAAGACTATCTGACAACCCATACCTCTCAGAAAGTGGTGACTATGAAGCAATGCTCCTCTCACTACCAGAGCACCAAAGAAAACAATTACTTGAAGGTGATTGGGATATTAAAGAAGGTGCAGCGTTTAGTGAGTTTGATAGGAAGATACACGTTGTTAAGCCATTTGCTATCCCTAATAATTGGGTTAAGTTTAGGGCTTGTGACTATGGCTATGGGTCTTATTCAGGTGTGCTTTGGTTCGCTGTATCGCCAGATGAACAGTTGGTTGTATACAGAGAACTTTACGTATCTAAGGTCCTTGCCACAGATTTGGCAGATATGATATTGGAGGTAGAAGCAGGAGATGGTAACATTAGATATGGTGTTTTGGACTCTAGTCTTTGGCATAATCGTGGCGATACTGGTCCTTCTTTGGCTGAACAAATGATTATGAAAGGATGTCGTTGGCGACCATCCGACAGAAGTAAAGGCAGTCGTGTTTCAGGTAAAAATGAAATACATAGAAGATTACAGGTAGATGAGTTTACAGAGCAACCTAGAATAGTATTCTTTAGTACATGCACTGAAACAATCTCACAATTACCAGCAATCCCATTAGACAAAAGAAATCCAGAAGATGTAGATACAAATGCAGAAGATCACTTGTATGATGCTTTAAGATATGGTATAATGTCTAGACCAAGGTTTAGTATCTTTGACTATGATCCTAATGCACCTAAACCTACATACCAACCATCTGATAGCACATTCGGATATTAAGGAAAACAATGGCAGAAGAAAATACAATAGACCTAGAAGAGAGCGTAGCTTCACTAGAAGATGTAAAAGACCCAAATGCAGAAGATGCTTCTAGTAATAATCTTATTCGTCACGTTATGGATAGATATCAAAAGGCAGAAGACTCTAGACAAAACGATGAAGATAGATGGTTAAGAGCGTATAGAAACTATCGTGGTCTATATGGTCCTGATGTACAATTCTCTGAAGCAGAAAAGTCAAGAGTATTTGTTAAGATAACTAAAACTAAAACACTTGCAGCTTATGGACAAATAACAGATGTATTGTTTGCAGGTAATAAGTTTCCACTAAGTGTAGAACCTACAGAGTTACCTGAAGGTGTTTCAGAAAGTGTGCATATAGATTTAGAACCTAATCCTCTAGAACAACAAAAGCCTTTACCACCTGAATTTACAGGAGAAGAACTTCCTGCAGGATATAGAGCAGGTATGGAATTAGGACCACTAAAAGAAAAGTTAGCTGATCAAGAAGTTAAAGAAGGTCCGGGAACTAATCCAAAGTCTGTAACATATAGCCCATCTATGATTGCTGCAAAGAAGATGGAAAAGAAAATAATGGATCAATTAGAAGAGTCTAATGCTAGTAAGCATCTACGTAGTACAGCATTTGAAATGGCTTTGTTTGGTACAGGTATAATGAAAGGTCCATTTGCAGTGGACAAAGACTACCCTAATTGGAATGAAGATGGTGACTATGATCCTGTGGTAAAGACTGTACCTCAAGTAAGTCATGTATCTGTTTGGGATTTCTTTCCTGATCCTGATGCAACTAATATGGATGAAGCACAATATGTTGTAGAGAGACATAAACTATCTAGAACACAACTACGTAACTTAAAGAAAAGACCTTTCTTTAGAGATCAAGTTATAGACAACGTAATACAAATGGGCGAAGCCTATGTACAAAAAGATTGGGAACATGATCTTGCTGATTACAATGATGAATATAGAATAGATAGATTTGAAGTAATTGAATATTGGGGAACAATAGGCAGAGAAACTCTAGAAGAGAACGAGATTGACATACCCAAAGAATTAGACGACTTTGATGAATTACAGGTTAATATCTGGGTATGTCAAGACAATCTCATAAGAGTTGTGTTAAATCCTTTTACTCCTGCAAGAATACCTTATATGGCTGCACCTTATGAATTAAACCCCTATTCATTTTTTGGTGTAGGTGTTGCAGAGAATATGGATGATACACAAACTCTTATGAATGGTTTTATGAGAATGGCAGTTGACAATGCCGTACTATCAGGTAACTTACTTATAGAAGTAGATGAAACAAACCTAGTTCCGGGACAAGACCTATCAGTATATCCGGGAAAAGTATTTAGAAGACAAGGTGGAGCTCCGGGACAAGCAATCTTTGGAACTAAGTTTCCTAATGTGTCAAGTGAAAACATGCAGTTATTTGATAAAGCTAGACAACTTTCTGATGAAAGTACAGGCTTACCTTCTTTTGCTCATGGACAAACAGGTGTATCAGGTACAGGTAGAACTGCATCAGGTATAAGTATGTTAATGAATGCTGCTAGTATAAGCATAAAGGGTGTCATTAAAAATGTAGATGACTATTTGTTAAGACCTTTAGGTGAAAGTTTATTTAGTTTTAATATGCAGTTTGATTTTAATCCTGATATACGTGGTGATCTAGAAGTTAAGGCTAGAGGAACAGAAAGTCTTATGGCTAATGAAGTTAGAAGTCAAAGATTAATGCAGTTTATAGGAACTGCTAGTAATCCTGCTCTTGCTCCGTTTGCTAAGTTTCAATATATAATAAGAGAGATAGCTAAGTCAATGGATTTAGACCCTGACAAAGTTACAAACAATATGGAAGAAGCTGCATTACAAGCTAAGATGATGCAGAATATGCAACCACAAAAACCTGTAGCAGGTGCTGACCCCAAAGATACTGCTGGAACAGGTGGTGGAACAATAGGAACAGGACAAGTACCTGTACCTAATGAACAAGGATTTACAGGCAATGTTGGACAAGGAACGCAAACAGGTGCTCCTCAAGCTCAAGGGGTTAGTGCAGGACAAGCACCTACTAGATAGTCTTAATGAGTACTTAGACTTACTTATAAAACAACAACATAAAGCTATGGAACATAGTGACAATATGACTTTGATGTGTAGATCGCAAGGTGCTGTAGCTACACTAAGAAGATTAAAACTTTTAAGAGACGAAGTGTTAGGAGTAAAGAATGAGAAAACAGATGGAAGCATTTGATGATGGTGGACTAAAAGACGAGGGTGGTACAGTTGATCCTGTATCAGGTAATGACGTTCCGTCAGGTTCTACACAAGAAGAAGTAAGAGATGACATACCTGCACAATTATCAGAAGGTGAGTTTGTTTTTCCTGCTGATGTAGTTAGGTTTGTAGGTTTAGAAAAACTTATGATGATGAGACAAGAAGCTAAACAAGGCTTAAAGAAAATGGAAGCAATGGGTCAAATGGGTAACTCTGAAGAAGCAACAGTACCTGATGACTTACCATTTAATGAAACAGATATTATAGCAGAAGATGATGATGGTAATGAAGTGGAGATGGCAGAGGGTGGACTAACCCCATCTTCTAAGTACAATCAATACATGGGTACTTCAGGTATTAAACAAGCTGTATATGTTAATCCTGAAACAGGAGATGAAATACTTGTATACCTAGTTAGTGGTACACCTGTACCTGCTGTTCCTAAAGGGTATCAACTTAAAGGTTCAGCTAATCAAGATGCAATAAAAGAATCTCAGATAACAAATTCAATACAAGA